ATGTATTAAATGAGCTTCCAGCCAATTAGCCATAGTAGTTTTTCCACTACCAGGTTGTCCTGTAAACCAATATATCATAACTATTTATTTTGTTAAATCTATCACATCAAATACTCTAGTGTATATTTTTTTTACACCTTCGGTATTTGTTACTAATATACAATTTCTATATTTTTCCCAATCTACTTCAAATTTATTATCTAATTGTCCACCGGTTGCTTCCATAATAACATTGTTTAATGCATTGATTGTGTATAATGTATTACTTTGTTTTTTTCTATGAACCAAAATAGTTTTCATTTCTAAGTTTGGTTGTGTATTTTCTACTACTACATTGTAAGTTATAAACAATTCATTTGGAATATTTTTGTTTTGAAGAACATAGATGTAGTTATAAGCCAATGTATAATTGCTTTTAATTAATTCTAAGTGATTCTCTACATCTGTTTTTGTACTAAATGTACAAAGTAATTGTGTCTTCATTATTGGGGGATTACTCTCTTATTTTTGTATTGGTTCAATGTGAGATGAATTTGCATTGTTTAGTGCTAAATATTTACATTCTTTGCCAGTTGCTGCAATACCTGGATCATAACTCCAACCCATTCCACTAACAGTATTTACACCATCAATTGTTTCGTGTTGAATTCCTTTCTTTGTATATTTAGTTCTTAGGTTACCAAATAATTGATAATCTATATCTGCATTATTAAGTGCTTCTGCTATTGCTCCCATCTTACACCACATACCACATTGTTGTTTGTATGTTTCATAATTTTTCTTTTGTTCTGGTAGGGTTTTACCAAAACATGCGGCGTGTTTTTTAAATGGAACTTTGGATTCTATTTTTTTAGCCATCATCCCCGTTTGTCTCTCACCTTCTGCCATTGCTTCTTTTGCAGTATTTTTATCTATTACACCATTTGCTACCGCTCTTTTTATAACATCGTTTAATTCTTTTTGTTTATTATTAACTTCTGCTGCTGATTTTACTCTTTTTTCTTTTGAACCAGGGGTGAATGCCCATTCGTATGTAGCGAACATTTTTGTTATTTCTTTTTTAGTATCAAATGCACTTCCCTGATGTTTATAAGAAGTCATTGCTACTTTATCCATACCTGCACTAGCTCCTCCCTTTTCAAACTTAACACTTAATCCACCTTCTATTAATACATCAGATTTGAATGCTTGTAAATTCTTTGCAATTTCAGCTGATGGTTTTTGTCCTGCTTTTATTAAAAATGAAGGAGTTGGTTTATATGTTACAATATCAGTAACTTTCCAATTGGATGCCGCTGGCATAAACCCAGCATATCCGTGTCCTAATTTAGTCATAAAATCAAATATTTCTTGCATATCAGGTACCCCCACTCTAAAATCAGGAGTATTTACCATAGAAGTTGCAATATCATCTATTTGTTTAGTATATTGTTCTACTTCACCTCTATTAGATTGATTTGGTGCTTTTAATACGCTCAACTTATCCATCACTACTTTTTGTTGTGGTGTGAATTTCTTTGCACCATTGTATTTGTATAACAATGCAGTTAGACGAGTATTCATCATTTGTTGCATATTATTCAAAACAGTAGTTCTACCTTCAGGTGTTGATGTATCACCACCAAAATCAATACTTTCAATCTTACCTTGCGCTGCAATAAAGTCAACCATTGCATTATGTCTTTTAATTGCAGAAACAATTAATTCTGATTCCTTTTGATACTCTGGAATATTTTTGGCTTTTAATTCTTTGGCTAAATCTTGTGGTTTTGGAACTGATACCTTTTTTAATACGGTTTTTCCAATAGTAACTGCTGTTATTTTACCGCCTTCTTTTGTTATCTTAGCTTCTACATTATATCGTTTATCTGATAATTTGGATGCTACCATTGTCTTTTTTCCAACAGGTTGTCCTTTATCAAAAATTTCATTTGTTTCTGCATAACTATATAATGCTTGCTTAGTATTATCATCCATTGCCGGCAGCATTATTTTTGCTCTTACGTTAGATGCAAAACTACCTCTCTGTGATGTTATGTATAATTTATTTTCAGATGCAGCAGGTATTGTTATATATTCACTTGTTATTTTCTTTTCCTCTGCATTTAAATCTTCCCCAGTCATTATTTTCGCAACCGCTACTTTTAACTTTTGTTTTTCGGTTTTATCTGCATCCGGAATCTTATCAACAATTTTATTAATTTCTGTTATTTTTTGAAGTTGCTTATCTTTTGGAAAAAATGCATCATCTTCTTGTTTCTTTGCTGTTGATAATGGCTTAGAACCCACAGGTTTAGTTAATGTTGGTTGTGGTTTTGCTGCCGGCTTTGGTTGTGGTTTAACAACTGGCTTAGTTGTTGGGGCTATAACTGGCTTAGTTGTTGGTTTTGGTTGGGGTGCAACTGCCGTTTTTCCACTATCACCACGTTTTCTAGGTTGTGGTAATTTAATTAATTTACCATCTTTATTAATATGTGTAATTAAATCGTTTCCTGCTGGACCGTATGATATACCACCCTTACCAATTAATCCTAATTTATGTGCCTGGTCAGCTGCTGAATTTTTATCTAGTTTAGATTTAGGAACCGCTCCCATTCGTTTAGTTGATGCTTCTAATGAAAATTTCTTAGGTGCTAAACTAATAGCTTCCATTAATTCAATATCGGTTAATGTTGCTGCACCAAATTGTTCTAATACTGAACGTAAGTGTTCTAATTGTTCTTTGTTATCGAAATTTGGAATTGGATATGTAACACAGAACTCTCTTAATACATCATCTATAATTTCACTAAGGTTTTCTAAATTAAAGTTCATCATAATTTTTACCGATTGTTGTTTTTACTTTGTACCTACCATGCCCACCTTTTAATATAGGTATGATATCAGTATATAAATATTGTTTTTCTTGAGGATACACATCAAATACAAATGCATCGTATGTATATAATATCAATTTTGTACGTTTTCCTTCTAATTTCTCTTTAATTTTTAATATTTTCTTTATATTTCTTTCAGTTTCGTATGCCTGGATATAATAATTAAGAACTTTGGCAGGAGTTATAGGTTCTAATCTTTCAATACCAAACTGAATATGGTACAAATGTGTAAATATTGCTTTGTTTTTTATTATTGTTTCCGATAATAAACCTGTAAGATGTTGTATTTCTTTAAAATATGGAATATGCAATAACTCACTTCTAATCCCACCATATAAATTTTGGAATATTAAAGTTTTTACTTCATTTCTATCATCAATACCCATTTGATTTCCAATCCATGTGTAAAAATCTAAATCACTACCATAGAAATCTTTAATCCATTGCATTTCTTTTACATCTACTTTTGAATTAAGTTTGGTTTGATAAATAATATCCATCAATAATCTTGGGTGATATGCTTCAAAATCTATACTCACCAATTCACCATCATCAAATCTACTTACAAATGCCTTTCTCTCACAGGTATCTTTTTTAAGTGCAGCGTAGTTTACACCCCCATAGCGGTTCGATGGTCGGAGTGTTGATGTCATTAGGTTGTATTGAGTGTAAACATAGTTATCCTTCGTTAAATGAACTGGATTGTAGTTTAAAACGTAATCCCCATCTACCTTTAATCCACTACTTTCAATATAACCAAATGCCGTTGTTACATCATCTACATATTTTATTGAATTTTTATCTATATTAATTGAAAACTTAGAAACATATTGTTTTATGAGTTCTAATTGTTTAACCATTGGGATACTATCATTCAAATATGGTTCACTTTTAAACTTTGATTTGTAAAATTGATTTAATTGATTGTTATCCAATTCAATGCCATGATAACCATATTCAATAAATCTTGCTAAATCTGCATCATATCCTTTGGTAAAATTTAATATTTGTGAAATTGCTTTATAATTAAAAATTAACTGAGGATGTTGTGTATTTAATAATTGTTGTAATGCTTCTACTTTAATTCCTAACCCATCTCCATTGTTTACATTTATAACCCATTCATCTTTTTTTGATTTTACATAAATAAAAGATATACGATTGTTCATCACATGCTTTTCTTCATCTGATAATCTAACGTATATTAAATTAGTATGTTTTCTATATTCTAATAGGAAGTTTTCAAATTCAAATTTATTTTCTACAAATGTCATGTAACAAAGATATTCTTTTTTTGTTACAATACAAAATAAAAAGGAGAGTAATTAAACTCTCCTTTGTAATTCTATTCACTCCAATGTTTGATTCGTAATTCTTTCATATCGATTGGCTCTCTTTTCATATGGCCACCTTTTGAAAAATTCGAACCTCTTTTTAAGTAACCACCTAATAGGTTTCTTCTCATTCTATTAGATGTATTTGTTTCAGAACCATGAACATTATGTGAATGTAATAACACCACTTGTCCTTTTTTTAATATTCCTTCTAACTTTCGGAAATCATGTCCTTCTGGCATAACACACGGTTTACCTCTTTCATTACTCCAAAATGCCGGGTTTGTTTTTGTTCTTTCATCATCAACTTCTATTGGTAAAATTGGTAATCTATGTGTACCTTCGTATACCCAGACTGAACCATTACCTGCATCGTGGTTATCTAATGCTAATGCGGTATTGATAATTTCATTGTGACCACATTTTGTATAAAATGCGTTTTGATGTTGATCTCTACCTAATTGTCCTGGTGGTTTGAAATAACACCAATCTTGCATTCCATCAATTTCACCACCCATTAAATATTCAACTGCTTCCAAAATTTTTGGATGTGCAAAATATTTTTCTAATAATGGTGAAAGTTTATGTGGATATGCAAATGGATCCCACTCTCCCCAAATTTTACCATCAGGTGCGGTTGTTCCTGTTCTTTCATTTCTCAAACGGTCTAACTCATTGTTAATTACATCACACTCTTCTTCGGTAAGTAATTCTAATGTTGTAAATCCTTTGTATCGCCAATCAAACGTAATTTGTTGGACTTCTTCTTCGCTAAGATGTTTTAACTTTGCCATATAACTTGTTTATTTATTATAAATATAATGTATTATTTTTTACTATCCAAATTAAAATATGACTTTTATCACATTTTTGAAAACAATGTAAGATTTTTCAAATAGGTATCTAAATTAGAGATATCTAATTTTCCTAAATTAATTGATTTTCTATTTGCCGTTTCTATTTCGTATTTTTCTCCACTTACTTTCCATCTAATACGTGTTATCATAAATAGCGGATCGTTTTTATATTTGGTATGGGTATCTATGTTTATTTCAAATATAGTTCCATTTACTTCATTTCTTTTTCTAATAAAATATCTATAAATAAATCCAATTTGATAATCTCTTTCTATTAACGTTGGTTCATGTGGCGATAATACTGGTTGCTTATATACCTTTTTTTTATTTATAGTATTATATCTATCAATTATAGTTTGATTAATTTGCATTATTCTCCGGCTCCTCTTTTAACCCTAAATCTTAATTCAACATCTATTTCCCATTTAGTATCATCTACTCTGTGTGTAATATCCGTTATTTGCCAATACCCTTTATCTGCTGTCATCCAAGGTATTTCATATATTTTAACACTTTTACCAATTACAAACCCACCTACTCCTAATGTTGTAAATGTTAATTTAGTTGGTAATAATACATCAGTTTTTTGTTCTTCATCATCTCCAAAATATAAATTTTTTACAATACCGGCATCTTTTACTACTACAAAATAAGCACTTTCATTGCCACTATAATAAGGTGCTGCATTTAATTTAACTCTAAGTTCTCCTGGGGCGTTAAGCATTGATGCTACGGCATTTTTTGCTATATCGTATACGAATGCCACACTATCTACTGCTGCCCCAACTGTTGCTTTTGCACCATCTATTATCGCGCCGGCACCTGCTTTGGTTTTATCCCATCCTATTTTTACAGCATCACCTAATGTTAATTTGGTTTCAATCGGTGGTGTTATTGTACCACTATTATCCGATGATGCTTTAGCCGCATCTGACTTATATTTTGCTTGCACTATCGCAACTGCACCGACTACTGCATCTGGTTCTGTTGTTCTAAACAAAAAATCTCCAACTGGATGTGTAGATGATTGTACTTTTTCTTTCTTAGCTTCTCCACCCAGTACCGCTTGCGCTGCTACTTCCTTTGGCATGTCGGCATTTATATCTATATTTGTAATAGTAGATTTTTCACTAAATAAATTTAAGGTTGGAATTGCATCATTTTCATTCGATAAATTGTAATCAACAATTGTATAATTCATCCATCCTTTTGAATTTTCAATATCTCGTAATGCCAAATTCCATAATCCTGCTCCCGCTACATTTAATTCTGTAATAATTTTTTCCAAAAATTCTTTGTTACTATCCATTCCTCTGGCTGCTTCTTTCAAAAAATCTGCAGATATTAATAAATGTTTTAAATGTCCATGTTGATTTGCTTTCAATGTTACCGCCCCATCATATAATGTAGTATCAGTTGGTGTTGGAAATTGTATTGGTTCTGCCAAATTAATCGGACCGAATGTTATTGGATTTGCGGTATCTAGCCTTACTGTTTTTACCGTAGTTTCACCAAATTTCACTGGAACTGAATCATCTGTTTTTGGTATTAATGCAGATGGTATAATTACATTTTCCGATGCACTTATCATTTGCGGTCTACCACATGCTACTGCATCATTAATTTGTACATCCATTGGCATTCCGCCATTCATTGTAGTATCCTTTCCTTTGTTACATACCGTCTTTATAACATAACCAAGTTGAAGATATGCTGAATCTGTATTTCCGTATGTCCAATCTATAATATCCGTATCAATGTTTATTGTATATCCTTTTAAAGCTTTGTAAATTGCTTCATTACCTGACGCCGGATCTATTTTTGCAGCTTGTGCTGCCATAATAGTTGCTTTCGCTTTTTTATCATCCGAACTATCTACTACCGATGTATTGGTACTACTTAATGCTAAGAATGCAGGAATATCAGATGGTGATGATAATTCTATTTTAACATCTACCGTAAGATTTTCATTTATTTTAATATCGAAATTAGTTAATATTCCAGTAAAAATATCAAAATCATTTCCGGTTACAAATTCATTATGTTTTAATATGTTTACACCTTTAACTGCGGTTTTCATACCGGATTCTACATTTACTTGTTTTCCATTTCTACCTTTTGCCCATCCCCACACTAATGATTGTGTTTTACCAATAAACATAAATCCATTATTTGCAGCCATATCATCCATATCTGAAAACTGAATAGTAACTGATGCCATTTTTATTGCACCCATATTACCAGTTGTTTTTACCTCAATTGATTTTAACATTGGAGGTATTTTTTTAACAAGATTATTTACATTATGTGAAATATTAAATTTTTGATATGAACTATTACCGATTATACCACCTGGGACATTCCTACTACCCATAAAACATTCTAAAAATGCAAATGCTTTAGTACCCGAAAAGTTTGTTTTATTGGTATTAGTAATTGCGTTAATAATTTCTTTTTCTAATCCTGTTACAAATGGAAACCTACTCATTATTTCATTGAATTTTTAAGTTGTGCTGCTTCTTGTGTACTAGGTATTCTAAGTTTAATACCACCTTGCATTGTTAAATCAATATCAGTTAGATTATTTTTCAATGCAATAACCCACCACATTGTACTATCACCGTAATATTCGTTTGCCAATAAATCTAATCTATCACCCATCGTAGTTAATATAACAATGTCAGTATCGGTTGGTTCTACATATGATAACAATGTAGAATCATATACTTTACCTTTGCCTGTTTTCAATATTGTTTTTATGTTTGAATATCTATTATCCATTATTATGCTTTTAATGTTTTATAAAATGAATAATCTATTTTGTTACCATTTGCATCTACGGATGCACCATTTGTAACAACTTTAAATGATACACTAATTGAACATATCATTGGTGCTTGTGTTTTTTTTGTAATTTCCCATGGTGTTGCATCATCTACTGTCATTGTTATATCACTTACAAATCCCTGTACTGATATTAAATCCCCAAGTTGCAAACTAATGATTTGACCAAATACACCCTTTGCACTATCAGTTGCTCTTCCTTTTGTAAATAAAGATACCGCGTTTACTTTTTTCCAAATTTGGTCTAATTGTGTACTATTTTCTGCATACAATTTTAAATCAAATGATATATCTCTTTCCCATACATTGAATAAATAGAAGTTAATACCTGCTCCAATTGGTTTTACACTATCCCAACTTGCTGCACTTTTATCTGATAAGTTTGTTATAGTTGATAAAAAATTAATTCCACCTATATTAACTTTAACTATACCATCTTCGGCATTATCTTTTAATACATCTCGTTTTTTATGTAAATATGGATTTGTATTTATACTAGTTGTGGTTTGTGTTTGAAGTGCTTTATTTAAAAATTTACTATCATTATCTGTTATTTTTTTTACATTATCACTAAACTTTGCATCTTTGGTATTCCATCTAGCAACAGTATCCAGTTGTCCTATTGTTCTAAACGGATATGTAAATTCTTCTGGTTTTTTGGTATCTATATCTACTGCAATAAATGCATCTCCAAATTGTTGTCCTACCTGTGTTTCTACATCTTTGTCACCTTTTCCTTTTATTAATTTGGATTCACCCAAATCAGCTATACCACCATCTATGAATCTACTTTGTTCATCGGAAGTTAATGTATTGATTTTTACTTCACTATTGGTATATGAGTAATCTTCCCCTACGTGCATTGAGGTAATAAGCGTATCACTACCATCATCTGTTTTTATATCAACCGTATAATCGTTTCCACCTTTAACTATTTTTATTAAATTAATAGGGGTATCAGGTGCACCATATATTTGTGATAAACTTGCACCTTTATCTATAAGATTATCTTGTTGAAACCCATTCTCATCTTTTGGACCTGGATAAGTATACGCATTACCATCCTTATCTACTAATTTAGAATAATTTTGTACTTTATCATCTAATGCTCTACCACTTGCATCTGCCTTTTTGATTTGTTGATATTTTCCAGTATTATTGTTAATATCAATAGTTTCTAATCTTGCAAAAATAGGAAAACTATTTTTCTGTATATTCGCAGATACTATTACATTTCCTAAATTTGTTGTTTGTGGTGTGTTATTTTGAAATACACTAGAATAGTAATCACTTAATGTGTGTTCACTATCTTTTCCAACTGATGGAATTTTCGAAGAATCTATTGTAGGTGAAAGGTATTGTATTATTTCATCTGAACTACTTTTTAAGTAGTCCATACCTGTAATTTTCATTTTGTGTGCACGTAATCTACTATAATTACGATACGATACGCCATCTTTAAATCCTGAATTTATTACTAAACTAGATGGGAAAAATGGTATTTTATTTTTATCGATTGTTGCAAATCCAGTTGCTGGTTTTACTTTTGGTTTCACTGGTGCTGGACCAGATTTTCCTTTCTTTTTTCCTTTTGAAAATAATTTACTTAATCCCAATCCAATTCCCACAACTGCTAATCCAACTGCTGCTGATTTTAATGAAGGAACAATTGCGTTTGCTGCCTGGTCTGGTGTTTTATTTCCCGTTAAGAAATTTCCTAATTTAGTTTTATTATTGTTATGATATGGATTATATCTTTTTCCAAATGCATAATCACCATTTATTAATCCTTTATAGAAATTCTTTTCCATTCCGGTTGGCGAACCATCTTCACCTACCGTCCAATCATCTGGAAATTTAGGATGAAATGCTGCAACTGCCGATATTGCTCCACCAACTAATAATCCTACACCACCTAATCCTGCTAATGCACCCCCAACTTTATCTGCTCCTTTTTTAATTGCTTTCTTTGTTTCATGTGGATCTGTTCTAGTTGTGATACGAACGATATCTGTACCATATATTCGTGGAGTTGCTTTAACAAAGTCTAATGCTTGTTTATTATCATTTGTAAATTTATTACTTGGATCCGGCGTAAGCATATCGTTCTTTTGCTTATTTGGATTTAAAGTAGGTTCAAATGCAAATGTATCTAATAATTCTAATAATGTTTTTCCCATTAGTATTTAGTTCCTCCTGAGTCACCTCTACGTGCTGCTCCATCATTTGATGCAGTTGTAATTCGTTTACTATCCATATTAATTGCGGGTGTACCACCTACTTTACTATCTATTGATTTTAAGATTGATATCATTTCATCATTACTACTACCACCGCCACCTTCTCCACCCCCAAATAATCCGCCGGCAACCGCTCCTAATGCACCCAATGCCAATAATACTGGTAATGCTACCATACCCATTGTTCCTAACATCATCAATGATAATGATAAAGCCATAATTGCGGCTGCTAATCCAAATATAGGTAATATCATACCTATTAATGGTCCTAAATTTTCTGCTAATAATGGCATTACTGAAATTAATGAGGTAATACCATCCATTGCTAATTTAATACCTAATCCAATAAACATAACCCCTGCTCCGAATATTGCAAATGCACTAGCTAATCCTAATAATATACCAACACCAATTGCGGCTACAGGTGCTGCTGCTCCCAATGACGTTAATCCCGCCGTTATTGCTCCAAATCCCAACGTAATTAAAGGTGCCATGGCTCCCATTATTGCTAATACTGCCAATCCAGGTAACATCATTATAAGTGCAATTGATGTTAATGCTAACACACCTGCTCCTGCTAAGGCACTACCTGTTCCCAATGCTGATAATCCTAATGATAAATTTTCAAATCCTAATAGTACACTACCAAAATTCATTTTACCCATTAAATATAATGTAGGTAATCCAGGTAATAATCCCATTAATCCAATTCCAATTGGTATTAATGCTAATGCACCCATTACAACTTTACCACTAGCTAATTCTTTTAAACCCGCTGACATATTTGTCATCTTATCTTTAAAACCAGATAAATCATCACCACCTGCTCCTGCTTTATCTGCATCCTCAGTTACTTTTTCTGGACTTATTTTATCTTTAATACTATCTACAACTGCATCTTTCTTTTCACCTACCATTTCTTCGGCCTTTCCACTAAAATCAACTTTATCCATTAATTTATCTTTAAGCCCACCTGCCTTTTCTGCTATATAATCTTTTGCTTTTCCTGCTATTCCACCTATTGCTGAACCTACTTTTGTATTTGCGATTGCACCACCGAATTGTTTTAGTTTAGATAATATTTTAGTAGGTGCTAACATTGCAAATAGATTTTTTAACATTTGCTTTGTTCCACGTGCCATTCCACCGATTGAAGTTCCCATTCCTTGTAATCCTTTATTCAATTCACCTGCACCTATTACCAATCCACCCATTCCTTTTAATACTTTACCGGTTAGGCTGTTACCCATATTCTGTAATATCTCAGCTGTTTGGCTGTATATTTGGTTACCCACACCGTGCATACCATTTAAGGTTTCTTCATGTGCTACCATTTGTTGCATTTCACCTGCCGATACACCCAATGCTTTTGCCGTTGCTTCTCTTTCATACCTAGTCATTCCATTCCACTTTGCAATTCCACCCACTGCTTTCAATCCTTCCTTCATAGCACCTGCAATATCATTATTATATGCCAATTCTCTTGCCTTACCCAAATTTAAATCTCTACCTAATAAAACAGATGCTTCCATTTCATCTTGTACGGATGATTGGTAATCTAATAAATGATTAGCCATCTTTTCTGCTGTGCCTAATCCTACTCCCAATTTAGCAGCGGCTACTGCTGCATCACCAATATTTTTGCCACCATCTTGACTATACAATGCAAAGAATTCTGTGTTATCTGCTACATCTTTCATTACCTGTGAAGGTGCTACTCCATTGGCCATTGCTAATTGCTTAACATATTCGCCTGTATTTTTACCGGCTTCATAGCTTTTTCCACTTAATTCACCAAACGCCGTAGACATAAATGCCGCTTGTTTTGCACTTAGACCATAATTTGCTGCTAATAAGCCGGCATCTACTGCCATTGAAGTTGTTAAATGGTGCGAATCACCTAAATCTTTAGCTAAATCCATAGCTGCTTCACCTGCGGTATCACCTAATATTGCACCTACTAATCCTACTTGTGTTTTAAGTCCTACCATTTGGGTCATTCCGACACCAATCTCCTTTCCCATCTCACCGAACTTCTCAGCTATTTCACCTGCTCCAAATGCCAATAATGCAATCTTTCCTCTGGTAGAACCTAAAAATACTTCTACTGTTGTTGTAATTTTTTTAAAGAATTTATTTATTGAATGCAATTCTTCACTTAATTCTGAATATATTTCTTTTACCTTTTCACTTTGACTTGCAAATTTGCCAGCTGCTGCTCTATTACTATTTAAATAACCGGTCATTGCATCAAACGTACTTGCTAATTCTTTGGTTAAAATACCTGAATATGCTAATTCTTCTTTTTCTTTTTGAATTGCCGTTATATTATTATCAATTTCAAAATTCTTTTTTGCAATTTCGGCTACATCTTCTTTATTTAATTGTGCTAGTTCTGCAATTAAAGATGTTCCCGCTTCCAATGATTTTGCAACATTTAAAAATTTATCTTGTGCCCATTCATTGTTAACATTTTTTGCAGAATTAAACATTTCATTTGCAAAAGATTGTGATGTTTTTAGTTCTTTAGATAATGATTCATATAATTTAGGCAAAGTTTTAACCGTACTCGCTAAACTAGACATACTATCCAATCTAGCTGATTCTAAATCATTCGTAGATTTTATAATACCTCTATTTGCAATTAAATCTTTTCTTATTGCCGCTAACTTTTTTTGTTTTTCTTCAATTATTTCTTTTTGGACAGTATCTTCCTCTGTTAGATTTTGTTCTAATTTATAGATATCCTCTAAAAGATTTTTAATTCTTTTAACCGCATCTTCGTTTGGAAGAAATCCACTTGAATTATTAGATGTTGCTTTTGCCATTTATATTATAATAAGTGGTATTTTCTTAATTTTGCATTAAGTTCTTCGGTTTCTTTTGCCACACGTTCCATGCTACTAACTACCTCAGGATGTACATCTGCCTTTTTTATTTTTGCCATAAAACTTGAAGATACACCTCTTTGTAATGATTTAAAAAAGTTATCAACAAATGATGTCAATATTCCTTCGTTTAATTTTGTATATTGTTTTTCCATATGCATGATTTTATATAAATATCATATAAAACAAAAAGTTAGGAGTTTTTTATCTTCTCCTAACTTTACTATTTGCTTTTTGTATTTGTTCGTTTTCTTTCTTTTTTATATCAACTAACATATTTGCATACATTCGTCTGATATGAAGTGGTAAATTGTATACATCACCAAATGTAAATCCGCCACCACCTTGAAATACCAAGAAAAATAATTCTTCGTATAATCCTTTTTTATAATCCGCTGGCAGGGTAAAAAAAGTTGATTCCAAAAGGAATATCAAGTGCCTCCGATTCACCCGTCACATCCGATATGAACTCGAATTTCATATTTAAATCCGGAGATATACTTTTTACATATGCTCTAAATGCTTGAATATCTTTTGCTAAGAATTGATTGCTTACCCAATTGTTTACATAACCTCTATCGGAATTATCATTTACAGAAAGTATCATATATTTTAAACGAGTAGTTACTTCACTACTTCCACCTTTACCTTTTGTTAATCTTGCTAATGCATTGATTTCATTGGTAATATCTTTTTCATCTTTGTGAGTTAATAACTTAAATATGATTTTAGTTTGAGATGGTAATAGAAATGCATATCTGTTTTCAGTATTTAATAAAGAATAATCAATATCTTTAGTTTGAATCTTTGTTAAATCAATTGATACTTTTTGTCTTTCACTACTAAAAGGGTCTGTAATTTCTACATCATATTCAGGACCATATCCTAATACTCTTGCTGCTAAGTAAACAGCGTTCTTATCACCTGTAACCAAATCATCTGCATTAACACCAACTTGAACTACAACTGATTCTAATAGTTTATCTAATACCACACCTTTATTAATTAGGTTGCTATCTGCTAAAATATCTTCTTCTCTTGCAGTAAGGTATTTGATTTCTAATGTACCTTTACTAAGTGGATTGCTTTCCGCATATACCTTACCTTCTGATGGTAATGATATAACTTGTGTTGGAAAATTAAAGGTTGATGTTGTTTGTTGAGGTTGTTGTGTTTGAACAGGTGTTCCACCTCTTTGGATGTTTATGTTTTCTTCCATAATAACTTTTTGTTTGTTTTATATAACTATTTGTTTTTTAAATTTTTATTCTTCACCACCTAAATCGATTTCATCTTCCCATTCTTTTACCGATTTTGCTTTTCTTTTTTTGAATTTATTTAGTTTTGTTGGTTTTTGTTTGTAATCATCTAATGTAGTTATCATCATCTCTTTAGCATTTTTTGGTGTAGTAGATGGCTGATTTGCTGTTGTATAACTCCATGCAGAACCGCTTGGGTATCCGTATGTAGTTGATGTTGATGGGTTATATGAACCACTACCAAATGATGCTATATTTGGATTGGAAATTGTAATAAATCCGGTAGTTCCTGGTGTAGCCGTTATCTTATATGGATTGTACGGGTCTACATAATGTGGGTGTTGCCATACGGTTGTAATTGGTGTAACATTAGGAGTTCCCCATCCACCTTCGTCAATTGGAGTTCCTATTTTTGGTTCATCTGTAACTTTATCTAATTCTTCTTTAATTACATCCCATTGTTTTGGAGTTGGGGAATACTCATTACATGCCGTTGTAAAACCTTTTAACCAAAGTGTAAATTCTTTCGATGTCATAACCTATATATTTGTATATATAAATATAATAAAAAAAGAGGAAACGTTTAATTTCCTCTCTTTAATTTTTTCTCGTTTGGTATATTAGAACTCTAAGATAGCGTAATCGTAAGTTAAAGTTAATGATATCATAACTGGATCGTTTGAACTCCAATCTACATCACCAAATTCTGCCGAAGAAATCCAAGCACCAACAATTTTCCATTGTTCTACTTTATCACCCACTGGTCCTAACATATAGAAATCGATATTCTTTTTATAGAAATCTGCGTATCCGTCTCTACCAGTGATAGATTCGTGTCCACTTCTAATCCATTCCATTACCGATTGTGCACCACTAGGTACAATTGGATCGTATAATGTAATAGTAATATCCGTCCAGTTTGATTTACCTTTAATTTTTCTCTTTAAGTTGATATGATCTAATTCCACAACTTCACTTTCTAACTTAGGTCTGTTTGCTGTTTTAATCATGAAAGATGGAATACCATCAATTTCCATAATGAAACGGTTTGCTAACTTTGGTTCAAAGTTTGTATAAAATATCTTATCAAATGATAGTACGTCAGCCATTGTTTATTTCTCCTTTACTTAAATATAAGTATATCTTTTTTAATTTATGCGTTAAAAGTTGCCCCAGTTGGTAAAACATTGAAATCAATTTGAATGAATTCAGCAGTTTTAGTTGGTTGTAAGAATATTGCACCTTTTAAGATGTTTCTATCGATTACGTCTGGAGTGTTGTTTGTTTCATCCATTACAACTTTGAATGCGTATAAACCTTGTCTTTGTTGAATGTTCTCTAAATAAGGATTAACCGTATTTAAAAATTTAGTTCTAGTATCCGTTGTATTTTGTTCGAATATTAAGTATCTACTAGTTGAAGCAATATACTTCTTAACTGTGATAAGTAATCTTCTAACATTGATTCTATCTAATGCTGATGGTCTAGCTTGTAAGGTTTTTTGTCCGAATGCTACGATACCTTGTCCAGGGAACTGAGCGATTGGATTTACTTTTCCTTCATATAAAGTATCTCTATCAGAATGAGTTAATCTATCTAATACTGCTACTGCTCCAGTGATACCACCTCTATTCAAACCTGCAGGTGCGAACCATTCAGCTGAAGTTGCATCGTTTGCTGCATATACTCTAGGTAATAATACAGAAGGAGGAACAGTTATTAATTTGTTTGTGTTCGTGTCAATTGTTTTAACCCAAGGATAGTAAACTGCTGCATAGTTAGTATCTAATCCAGCTGCAATATCTACTACGGTTGCAATACCAGCACCTTGTCCTGCTGCATCCATAATATAAAATGTATCTGAACGGTTTTCACACATATCCATCGCTGCTTGTGTTACATTTCCGTGTTCGTTATGATTAACACCAGGTAATACTAATAAGTTAATATCCCACTCATCTACATTTGATAGTGCATTTAAACATTTTTTGTATGCTGCTGAACCACTTGATGCAGAAGTTGATAAATCAAACCCTTGAACGTTTGCAGAAATAATATCTAATCCTTTGTTGATTGGAGTTGTTGGATTTACACCATCAAATCCACCTTGAAAAGCTACTGTGAATGTTCTGTATGAAAGTTGTAATGCATTTGCATTTGAAGTTAATGGTAATGCCGCTTGTGAATCTAAACCAAATGCAACGTTAGAACCGGTTGTTGCTGCATCAGGAGTTGGATTTAAATAAAATGTATTATCAGAATTTCCCTCTAAGTCAATACCACTACAATAAATTGAAGAACCATTTGATGCTACTGAATAAGTAACAACTGGAACACTTAAATCACTTGCTGTTTTAATTGGTAATGTATATGCACCATGTCCAAATGGAACTGCTGCTACTGGAGCTGATTCATTTGCTACTACTCTAATATATTTAGATTTATTAGACCAGTCACCTAATGTAGTTACTTTACCATTTGAATCTATTGTACTTACTTCATCACCGATTACTCTAGCGATATAGTTAGTTGATGTAGGATCTAAGTTTACATTATTGTATTGTTCTAAAATTGTTTTTCTCTTATCAGTATCATCGTATTTTCTAACATATACTGAGAACGTACCGTAATCAGAACCATTGATATCACCCGCTGCTTTAACGTTACCAATTGTAACTTTAAATCTTGTATTTTCAACATTACCATCTGCTAATGTATAAAATTGGAATAAATCATATCTACTACCACCGATTAATTGAGATTGAATCATTGGAGTTGCTGCCCCAATTGCATCTTGTCCTAATAAATCTTGGGTAGGTAAATTATCTGCAATTACACTTGCTGTCATATTGTTAGCAGTAGCGAAATCTAATAGTGCTTTTGATTTTGTAGTAAAGTTTGTATATGCATATGCTCTTTTTGCACCTTTTACTGATTTTCCAAATACATTTTCGATTGAAGCTACACTTGAAGGATTTACTGATGCGAAAACTGATGCATCAGCTGGATCTAAAAGAGTTGCGTGTAATAAGAATGAACCATCTTTATAATCATTAACAATTTCTGCTGAATCAAATCCAGTTTCAGTATAATCTGCTCCAATTGTTGTTGGATACAATGTACTTACGTATGATGATGTTACTCCGTTTGCTGAACTACTAATTTGTAATTTTAATCCTATTGCATTTTGTTGCTCATATCCACCGATACCAGCTACTCTACAAATGGTTACTAAACCGGTCTCTCTTAAATAATTTTGAGCGGTTAATTCTGTGTAATATGTACCATCCGCTGCACCGAAGATATCTTCTAACTCAGATGGTGATGTTACGATTGTTGGTTTAAACGCCGGTCCTTGTTTGAAAGGTCCTACAATTGCCCCACCAATAGCTCCAACTCCTTGTGCTATGAATGATAAATCGTTTTCTCTTGTAAATACGCCCGGCGATACTAATTTTTCAGCCATTTTATTTGTTCTCCTTATGAATTATGTTATTATATTCTAATATAAATATACAAACTTTGTTGTAAAAATATATTATTGTTGTTCTTTTGGTGTAAATTCTCCAGTTGTGGTATCTAAATCCCCATCTCCGTACTCTTTTTGTATTTCAGATAAGAAAGTTTGTTCTTCTACACCTAATTTTTCAAATTCTTCAAACATATTTTCTTCATCAAGTTTTAATTGTTTTTGTTGAATTTGATTTTGTCCTATAATGAAAGTTAATTCATTAAATTTTCCTTTTAGTTCTTTTACTTTTTGTAACTGCTCTGGTTTGATTTGTGCCATAGTTTTTTATTTATTTTGTTCTATATATAAATATATATTTTTTTACTCAAACGATATTATAATCCGTATCTACCTTTTAAATTGTTCCAAACATATCCTATTTCAGTTGCAGTTAACGCTCTTTGATAGAAAAAGAATGAACCTAAATTACCAGTATTATTTTGCATTAAATAAATATCAGCTACCGCATTTGTATTAGCTGCAGTTGATACACCATTTGAAACTAACGAACCATTATTATAAAATATTGTTTGAGCATTTCCAGATGTAACTGCCAACATATGCCAACCTGTTAATGTAGTTGGTGTTGATGATTGGTTACCATGTGGTGTTGAATTTAAAGTCATTGTAGTTCCAGTTGCTGAGAAGGTCCAATCTGTACTTCTACTTAAAATGTTACCTGCACTATTTTGTACAAACGCAATAATAGTAAATCCGGTGTTTAAAGATGTATTGAAATTTGTATAGCCTGTACCACTTGCATTTGCTATTTGTTTAATACCATATTTACCACTTGCAAATGTTAATGATTTTGGAGATGTTGCATTAAATGAAGGTGCTGCAATTGCTGGACTTGCATTTCCACCGGTTAAGTTAAAACCGGTTGAATATCCTGCTACATCATTAAAATTAGTACCACTACCAGCATAAGATGCTGCAAATTGAGGTTCTAAATAACATACTAAATTTGTCCATGGAATTGGTGCAGTTGCTGCTCCTTTATTATGTGAAACAAATCCATTAGCTAAATAAGTATGTGCAGAATCTACTGTGATTGTTGCAATTTCTAATGTTTTATTGAAGAATTCTATTTTCTCTACTAATACATCTTCGATTAATCCGGTTGTTGTGTTATATTTTACTAATTTGTCACCTTCTACAATATCCTCTGCTCTTGTAAATTGATATGTTTCGGTAATATCATCCCAAGCAAAGAACGGATGTGCACCTGTTACTTTTATTGATCCAAAATTAATATCAACATAATTATCAATAAATGAATAATATACATTGCTAACTATTGCATCTACAATTTCACCATTAGAACCCGTTTCATTATACCACCAATACCACTCTGCTGGATCATTTTCAGGAAACCATTCTGGCATTCCCGTTGGTACAAATGTTTTAATTGTATCACCTATGTATAAATCACCTGCTTTTACAGTTGAACCATCTGCTAATAAAATATCAGTATCGGTACTTACACATAAAACATCTGAATTAATTGAGTTATATGAATCTACTGAATAAATTGTTTTAGTTGATGCTACATTGTAATTCGTTGCGGTTGTATTATATCCGTCTGCATATGTTGCTGTTAATGTTGTTGCATTACTACCACTATACGTTGCTCCTGCCAATGAATTTGCAGTAATTGCAACCGATGCTCCTTTTGTACCAACACTAAAATAAGTTGCATCACTTACTGTTACCGTATAATTTGCGGCCACCCCTTTGATTCTATTATCAAACGCAACACCCTGTGTACTAAACGCAAAAGTTACATTTTCTGCAGTAGCTTCTACTATATACGTAAATGGTTGTGTTATTGCCACACTATCAAACGCGAATGAACTCATAGATACGGCGGTGCCGGCTGATGCATTCATTGCATTTAAAGAAACTGCTTGTGAAGTTCGTGCAGTACCTTGGGTTGCTCTATATAAATTACCTAAACTTAAACTTGTCTTTGCCATATTATTGTTTTCCTTTTAACTATTATAAATATCTAATAAATTATCAACCCATTTGTTTCTATCTGAGTACTCATACATATATTCTTTTAGTTTATTAAACCAATGTTTTTTGTATTCGTAATCACTATTTTTAATCAATTGTACCGTTTGTTCAAATTCTGTTTTAGTTTCTGCTCTAAACGGATAATTCCACTCTTTCATCCAATCTTTACTCAATATAGGTAGTTTACCATAATCAACTGCTTGAAATATTGAATACCCAAATGGTTCATAATTAAAACAACTATGTGAAATTCCCCAATCTAAACGATAAAACCAATCTAATTTTTTATAATCAAAAATATATCGTTTAGCTCGTTTGAAATTCACCCCATATCCCCTTTCCCATACATTATTTAAAACTCTCAAAGCTGTAAATAAATAACAATCTATATTTTCCAAATACCAAACTCTTTTTCTAGTTTCTGTTCTTGCTGCAAATCCTACTTTCGTACTATCACTACATTCTAAATTATGAGTAAAATCATAATAATTAGGAATATCAATGAACTCATACTCTGCATGCTTTGGAGTTTGAAATAAACCTATCCAAATTCTTTTCTTTGCCGATTTGATTATATTCGTTTCCCACTCCGAGTCTGCTCCATAATGTTGCATACCAGGTGCTTCTGAAAATAATCCAGCCTTTAGAGACATATCAATTGAATTATGCATTACATAACTTTCAATCTTGTCCAAATTGTTAAGGATTGCTGAGTTAGGGTAGTAGTGTCCGTGTAGTATGTGTATTCGCCGAGCACTATTTATAAGTTCATCAAACTTATCTTTATCATCCACTTGCCAATAAATTTCGAGGGGGAATTTCACCCCCTCAAAATCATCGGGTTTCTTTCTATGTATAAGTAGGATAGGTTTTACTTTTAAGTGAGGAACAATGTATTCTACAAAGTTATTCACCCAAACATCACTACCAGCACCTACTTTATTTCCGAAACCTGTTGTATAATATACATCATACATTTTTTTATTATTTTTTTAGAGCTTCTACTTCTGCTTTTAATTCAGCTATTTGTGTTTGTTGCTCTTTAATTGCTTCTACTAATAAACCAACCATCTTAGAGTAATCGATACCTAAATAGCCATCTTCTCTTTCGTTTACTACTTCTGGTAAAACTTCTAACACTTCCTGTGCGATTAAACCAGTTGTAGGTGCGGTTTTAGTTACTTCGTTTACATCATCATTCCATTTCCAAGTTACACCATTTAATTGTTTAACTTTATTTAATGCATTTGAAATGTTTACTATGTTATTTTTTAATCTTTTATCCGAACCTGAGTACGCTACGATATCACCTGTTGCAGATACACTTGCGAATGCTACTGCTGATGTTGTTGCAATTGATTGTGGTAATGATAATGTTACACCGCCAGTTCCTGCACTTGCAATAACTTGACTCGTTGTACCTGTGATTGAAGTTACACCCGTATTTGTAATAACTGGAGTTGAACCTTCACCGGTTGCCGTACCTACTGTGATACCAGTACCAGCCGTCATAGTTGCTACATAATCACCGGTTGTATCAGTTCCTAATGCTACCGAATTAGCAGCGATTGTAGTTGCAAATGATACGTTAGCTAAATCTGTTATTGTACCGGTACCTGTTACATCACCTGTTAAAGTAATTGAAATATCTTTTCCTTCTAATGTTGTTACTCTACCACTTAATGTTGATATAGAAGTTGCGGTTGAGGCAGAGTATGCCGATGCACTTTGGAATGCTCCCCATGCCGATGCAGAAACAGTTGTCATATTACTCCAACCTACTGAATATGTAATATTTGTTGAATATACACTTTGGCTTACTACGTTTAAACTAGATGAAACACTAGTAAGTGTAGAATCTTGATTAGCATCTCTTGTAAATTGAGAAGCACTTACTGCGATTAGAGTTGAATTACTTCCTGATATAGATGCCGCTACACTTGCAGATACTGCCAATGTATCAGTTACTAATTTTACTGAAGCACTATATGCACTTGCACTTGCGAAAGCACCAGCTGCACTATTTACGTTAGTTACAATTCTACTATCTACTGATGTTGAATATGTAGTTACATTTCCAATACCGTTTATTGAAGATGCACTTATCGCTGAAGTTACGTTTATAGAACCAGTAACTTGTAAGTCGCTACTTACAATTAATGAACCACTTACATATACTTGAGTTGCACTTGCAGAAATGATTGAATTTCCAATGTGGTCATCACCTACTGCTACCGGAACTTGTCCTACTGTCAATCCAACTTCACTTCCCAATGAACCACTATTTTTAGGTCCACTTATTAATTTTGCAGATGCATATCCTTCACCTTCTGGGTTTTGATAAACCCAAACGTTGTTAGTTGAATCCCATAGTAAAGAACCAGTTGTTGATGATGAACCTTGATCTATTACAGAAATACCACCGAATCTAACGGATGGTGAATCCGTATTTAAAATCACTGTGTTTGTACCAATTGATACTGCACTTGCTGTAATATTTTGTAAAGATGAAGAACCTTGAACAATGAAATCACCACTTATATACATTGAACCAGTTACTACTTGTGTTCCAGTGAATATATTTGATGCATTTAATTTAGCGTATCCTTCCGATGCAATTGAACCACTTAAAGTTGAGATAGAATTTGCAGTTGCAGTTGCTACTGAAGAGCTAATTGAGATTGGCCCCCAAATATTTTCATAAATACTTTGGCTTACCGAAGCACTTAATTGTGAAATTGAAGAACTTACCGAACCGCTAAATCCACTATCAAATGGTCCGTTGCCATATATAGTATTATGTATACTAGAACTTAATGATGCACTTAAACCTGTAACCGGATAAAATAAACTATTAGATACAGATGCACTTAATTCTGCAATTGAAGCACTTAATGCAATTGCTACACTTGCACTTAATGAATTTGGCCCCCATTGTACTGCGTTATATACACTACCACTAAGTATATCAATTGAAGCACTTAATGCAGTTGCTGCACTAGCACTTAAACCC